AGATATTCAAGAACATAAAGATATTCAAGAACATAAAGATATTCAAGAACATAAAGATATTCAAGAACATAAAGATCTTAAAGAACATAAAGATCTTAAAGAACATAAAGATATTCAAGAACATAAAGATCTTAAAGATTCTAAAAATACAAAAGATATTCAAGAACATAAAGATATTCAAGAACATAAAGATCTTAAAGATTCTAAAAATACAAAAGATATTCAAGAACATAAAGATCTTAAAGATTCTAAAAATACAAAAGATATTCAAGAACATAAAGATCTTAAAGATTCTAAAAATATAAAAGATATTCAAGATCTTATGGGAAATAAACAAGAAATAAAAATAAATAAAGTTGAAACTAAAAATATATCACCTTTAGAATTTTTTAAACAATCATTAGATTTATATGAAGATAATAATATTATTAAAAATAAACTATTTATTTTTATTGCTACACAAAAAATAACAAATAAATATACAAAACGTGGTGTATCATTGATAATGGATGGTATAACACAAGATAAATGGAATATATATATATGCAAATTATTTTCTTTTTTACTGGATATTTCATTTGAATATCGAAAACAGAATATATGTGAAACACAACATAGTAAATTTATTATTAAAAAATGATTAAAAATATATAATAAAAATGATTTAAGATTATAAGATGACTTATATAATAAATGTATATTATTTTAATTGAAAATGAAAATCTTAGTTACTTTAATAATTTTCATTCATTTCTTATCAATAATAATTTTACATTATCAACATCAAATAGTTTTTTAGAAATTGTTGTAAATGATAATATTTATAAAATAAATGATGAATTACAAATTAAAAATTATAGAAAAACAAATATCATACCCCATAATGATTTTATAACAAAATATAATATAATAACACAAAATGAAGAAGTAAATGAACAATATGATTATAATGTTATAATAAAAAAAGAAACAATTGAATATGTAACAATAAATGAAGATGATGATAATATAAAAGATATGGTAAAACAATTTAGAATGAAAAAAGAATTAATTTATAAGAAAAAAGATTATCATAAATTGTATTATAAATGTGAGGTTATTACAGAAGGACTTCAATTAAATGAAAACTTTAAAAATATAATTTTCAATACAAAAAGTCCTAAATATATATATTCTATTATTTCAAATGAAGAATTAAATTATGATTATTATATACGTGAATTGCATTTTATATTAGATAATAATATAATTCCTTTGAAAAAAGAAGAACAACAAAATACTTTAAATAAATATAAAAAATTAATAGAATCAATATTTACACAAAATGTTATAAAAAAAGATTTACAGGATAATGTTGTTATGATTGCACCTAAACCAGCAACTTTAGAAAAACATAATTTAGCTTCTATAGAAGAATATGGTGTAACTTCTATTTTTGAAAATTATGCAGTAACAGAAAAAGCAGATGGTGATCGTTTTCTATTATATATTGATAATGAAAGTAAATGTTATTTAATAGAAACATCAAGTAAGCAAGTTCGTGGTTGTAATATTATAACAAATGCTAAAAATTGTCTTTTAGATGGTGAATTAGTATTATGTCAAAATCGATTAAAGAATAATACGAAAGATCTTTTTGCTATTTTTGATATATATTATTATGAAAATAAAGCGGTATATATTCATCCATTATTAGATGATAATACTTCAAGATATGATTATATGAAAAAATTCTTAGAATCTATAAAACATAAACATAGCCACGATATTATTATAAAACAACAATTAATATCTGGTAATATTTTAAATAATTGTAATGAAATATTATCAAATACTGATACATATGATTATCATATTGATGGATTGATTTTTACTCCTACAAAAATACCAGTATTTGCATCTTATGCTAATAAATCAGTGCAATTAAATAATATAAATAATTTAAGTTGGAATAAAGTTTTAAAATGGAAACCACCAGAACAAAATACTATTGATTTTATAGTAATTGAAAAAGGTATAAGTAAATTATCATCAGATGGTAAAACTTATAAAGAATATTCATTAAATGTAGTTTTTAATAATCTTGATATGGAACCAATATCTGTAAAAAATGGTTTAGATTATATATATAGAGGTATTAAAAGATCTACGGAAAATATATATACTCTAAAACAATTAGATCTCGATGGACCACAATCTGTATATATAGAAACTGATATTAATAATCGGTGTTTTACAAAAGATAAACAAGAGATATTAAATCATTCAGTAGTTGAATTTGCATATGATAATATAACAGAATTATTAGCGAAACAAAAAAGATGGATACCTCTTCGTATAAGACATGATAAAAATAAAATTTATAATTTTGGAGAAGGTGAAATTAATAAAACCGCAAATAGTCATTTTGTTGCTATGAATATTTGGCGTTCTATAACAAATGAAGTATCAACTGATATGATATGTGGAAAACAAGATATAAATATAAATATAAAAAAATATTTAACAGGTTTAGATGTTTATTATAAAAGATCTATATCATCTTTTAATTTAATTTCAAATAAAATGAATCAATTTCATAATCATATCATTAAAGCAGATTTATATAAAGTAGATGTTAAATCTAATAATTCAAAACAAAAGTCTTTATTAGAATTAGCTTGTGGTCAAGCATCTGATCTAAATCGTTGGATTGATAATAACTTTACAAATGTATTAGGTATTGATTATACTTTAGATAATATTACAAATGCAAAAGCTGGTGCTTATAGTAGATTTCTTAATTCTAAAAATAAAACGAAATATCTAACAATGTTATTTGTTGCCGGTGATTGTTCAAAATCAATTAGAAATGGTAAAGCCGCAGAAGGAATTGATGATAATGAAAGTAAAGAATTATTAAAATATATTTTTAATAATAAAGGTTCATCTGATTTTAATTTTATAAAGTTTTTTCCAAAAACATTTGATGTAGTATCTTGTATGTTTTCCGTTCATTATTTCTTTGAAAATGAAGATATGTTAGATGGATTTATCCGCAATGTTGCTGAAAATATTGCTGAAAATGGTAAATTTATATTAACTTTTATGGATAATATTAATGTAAAAAAATTATTAAAAACAAATGATAAAGCAGTTGGTAAAGATATACAAACAGGTGCTGTTGTATGGGCTATTAAAAGAAATTATAATATTCATCAATCATCTCCTTATAATCAAAAAATTGATGTGTTTATTGAAAATACTGGAAGACTTATTTCTGAAAATCTCGTTGATCTTAATATATTAATTTCTAAACTCTCTAAATATAAAATTATATTATCTGAAACGGAAACATTTGAAGAAACTTTTAATAAAAAAAGGGCATCTTTAACAACTGATAATCTTAATTATCAACAAAAAGGACAAAAATCAATATTAGATACATTTGATACTGATAATAATTTAAAAACATTTAGTTTTTTAAATAGATGGTGTATTTTTAAAAAAACGATCTAAATTAATAAATTATTTAAAATAGTAAAACATAATGATGATCTTGTTGATAAATCATAACCTGAATTTGTTGCAAAAAAATTAATTAATGCTATTATATTTTTTATCGGATTACTATAACATAAATAACAAAATACTTCTTTATCACTTATCGTATCTTCAACATATATTGTTACCTGTTGTCTTCTTAATTGTGCTAAATGATATTGTAAAATTGGTGGTAATTTACCATCAATATCTTTAGACATTTTAAATCGATTGTAATTTTTATAATATACGGTTGTTGTAATATATAAATTATATAATATATCTCTCATTGTTATCATTGTTGTATGTATTAAATATGTAGGATCTAATTTTTCACCGTTATTATCTAATGGATAATCAATTTCTTTATTATATGTTTTTATATAATCTGATATATGAAAATCTTCCATATTCTTTTGATAAACCCATATCATATTACGCCATACATTTGGATAACCAAAATCTGTTTCTTCTTGAAAAATAATATTATTTGAAGTTACTTTATATATTTTATCATTCTCTTTAAATAATAATCCATAAATATTATTCAATTTTAAACCATCTTTTAAATTTATTTTCTTTGGAATTAATACATTAGTATCTAAAATTACATCTAAACTTTTATCACTATATTTTTCTTTTGTATTTAACAATATTAATTTTTTATAATTCTCTCCAAATTCATTCGTATAATCTACATATTTTTTATTTTCATAATGTATTATACCAAATGTATATACATTGTTTTTATCTAAACTTAATAAAAAATCATTTCTACTCATTGATAATGCTTCATTAAACATTTCACCATAATTTTTTGTTGGATGATTAAATTTTGAATAATCAATATTTGTACAAGTACTTGTATTCAATATCCAACGATCATTATAATAATATACATAAACTAATGTTGAATCATAAGCAATACTACATTCTATATTATCTTTATCAATTACATCTTCATATTTCAATGTTTCCGGAACGTTATATGCTTTTGATAATATAACATTTGGTGATGAAAAATCTAAAATTACACTACGACATTCATTATATAAATCAATAAATAAATCTACATCCTTTCTTTTATAAGTATTATGTAACAATATTAAATTATTATTATTATAAAACTTCTTTGTTTGAATTGAAGGCCAATAATGATTTTCACGTAAAACTTGTAGTAATGTATTATTCCAAGATATATCTTCTCTTTTAATTTCTTGTGTTTGTTTAATTATACTATTTAAAGACATTATTGACTTGATAAATAGAATATATCTTTATATGATATTACGATAATTCAGGATGATATTTATGAAAAAAATCAGTGCTTATTTCTTCTGAACCTTTTTTTATATCTTTTGAACCTGATAATACTTGTTCTCTTTTTTTTAACATTTTACTAAATGACTCTTCATCAAATTCTAAATCTTTATCTGTTATCATTTTATATAAATGCTCATAACGTGATTTAAAATATACATATTCATTCTCCTTAATTTTATCGGTTCTTGATCTTATTTCTTTTACTATTTCTATTAATTCATCATTGCTTAATCCATCTGACATTTTATTTTATAATAGAATAATAAAAATGGCGTCCACACTACAATTTAGTTTTTTAGATTGTAATAAGAACTCTTTAAATAATATTAAACTTAAAGCACCTGATCCTGGTTTAGGATTATATGCTGCTAATATCGCTGAAAATTGGGCACCACCACACATTGAACCCACATCATCTAAATATATGACACAATTTTATGCTAAAACACATAATCCTTCTTATACTAGATTAGGTAATAATACCGAAGAACAATCTAAATGTTAAAATGAATTGAATCTTTATTTTTTTCTATTATATTACATATAAAATCATATGTTTCATCTACTTGTGATATAGTAATTGCACCCGTTATTAATATACTACCACTTTCAAAAACCGCAATTGTTATTTTCTTAATACCATCTTTAACATTTGATTTTGATTTAACATTCCTTATATCATAATGCACCGATGCATCCCTAAAATTGTTTTTATCATTCCACCAATATTCTATTTTTACACCTGGATATGTTGATGGATCAAACCTTGCAATCATATTATAATCATTTATTAATATTGTATGTAAAGTTCTACGTTTAATTGAAAAATTAGATGTATGTTCAATATCTTTAAATATCTTAAAATCAGTATTTATCATTAAAATTTGAATATTACCATATTCTAAATTTTCTGTCGTTTCAAATATATTTATTTTATTTGTTTTTATTTCATTTACTAATTTTTTTAAAGGTATATCAATATCCTCTATAGTTCTACTACCCGTTATATGCAAACTTCCATTTTGAAATACTTTAACATTCACATAATAATTTGGTCTAACCTTATATACAAAAGATATCTGATTATCAAATGTTCTTTTATATTGCACTGTTCTCTTCTTCTTTGCATAATTTCCACGAACAATCTTATTTATACTATCTTTATTCTCAAATCTAGATGTATATACAAATGATTCGCATAAATCATCACAGTTTATCGTAATATTATTAAATAATTCTATCAAATTAACTTTAAAATCTTCTATATCTTTAATAAATAATTTTGCATTACTCGTTATTGTTGATATACGATATTTTGTAAAATGTAAATCCATTATTTTTTTTATAATTTTTAAGTTTATATCATTTTTTCTATAACATTTTTTATACTCTTCTTATTATTAATATATGATGTATTCAATATTTCAGCTACAGATGGAACATATGAATGTGGTGGAATATTTACTGCATAAAACTTATCTGTATTTTTATGCACACATCTAAATTCCTTTATATCCATTGATCCCATAAATATATCTAACAATTCATAACTCGGGGCTGGATTTATCGGTATCTCATAACCATATGATTTTGCCATCATATTTATCATATTATTTATATCCCATACACGATCACTACGTGTATTCTTTGAAAAATTATATGCTGATGCACATTCAAAAGAACAAAAATTACCATATAATGTATAATGATTTGTCAATGAATCATATTGTATTGGCATCCCACACACAAAATCATTTACATCATGTCTACACCATAAACATAAACTTTTCTTTATTGGTTCTTGTTGAGTTATTTCTGAAAAATTCTCTAAATTACCATTATCATAACCCGTTGGTTCTATATCTGTTCTAATATCATCCCTTAAAAAACTATCAGTTAAAGGTAATTTTACAATTGTATTTTCATTTAATTCAGTATTACCTAATATTTCTTCTATATTTTTTTTTGCGGGTTCTTCTTTTTGTATTTTTTTTCTTGGCATTATGTTATGCTATAATAAAAATAATTGCTTATATCATTTTTTTAAACATATTTGTAAAAAAATTATATTTATCTGTTAAATCTTTCTTTATATCTAATACTTCATCTTTTTTTAATTTTTCTTTATTATTTTTATAAACATTCTTTATACATTTCGTTTTCATTTCATACACTTCACTTCGTAATGATGATATTGTTGATATTAATATATATAATAAATATATTATTGCAATTAATATTATTAATGTAAATACTTCCATCTTTATTTTTTAAACACATTTTTAACTAAATTTAAATCCACCCATTCCACCTATTATTTCAAATATATTATATTGTAAAGCATAAATATCCACATCAAATGTTTTACCTCTCACTTCATCACTTAATTCTAATACAATTGAAGTATTTATTGGAAACTTACCACCTGGATTATAATACCCTGATGGTTGCCATTTTTCTGGACTTAATGCAAATGAATAACAATAAATTCCCTCTTTTGGTATATTACTATGATGTATATATGGTTGGATTTTATTAAAAAATACTCCATCCTTCTCTTCTACTCTTTCATTCGATCGATTCCATAATATCTTTGCACTCTTTAATATCTCTTTATTCTCGAAATTATATGTTGTCCTTAAATTATAATTATTCATATTATTTTGTTCCCTTAACACCCATATTATCTCCTTTATTGGTGTATTTAAATCTAAATTTATTGATGTTGTTATACTATTCGTCGTTGTATCTTTCTTATACACATTCTCTACCAAAAATACATTATTCCTACGATTTACTGTTATTAACTTCCTTTCTGTTTCATTTAAATATACATATTGTGCTTCTATATATGCATCTAAATCTAATTGCTCTGATCTTACAAAATCATTTATCGTTATGTTATCTGGATGAAATAAAGGACTTACATATCCCCCTTTTGCTTCACCAATTCCATTATCCAAATCTTTATTATACACCTGATATAACTTCTCTACATTTTCAAACTCTATTCTTAATATCACTTCACTTGTTTGAAGAGCACATAATGGTATCGCTAATGCTGGATTCTTTGAAAAATAAAATGGTAAAGGTATCCCTATTCTTTTTGATTTTATTGATGGATTACTTGGATAATATTCATATTCTATTTCGTTATTTTTTGTTATTTTTATTTGTTTATTTGATCTTCTTGGATTTAAAGAATTTGCTACATTTTCAGTTATAATATCATATTTATGTTTTTTTTCTGGTGATAATGTTAATTCATTCCATATTACCATCCATTCACCATATAAAGTATTTATAGCTACTCCTTGACTTCCTACAAATAATTCCGCTTTTTTTATTAATAAAGTTGCATAATTATCAATCCACCGAAATCTATAATCTTTTTGTGAATTTATTTCTGGTATCCTTACTACTAATGTTAAATTACTTAACAAATCACCATGCCTTTCTATTTTTTTTATACATATATTTTCAGAATTACCTAACCTTGGAACTGTTGTACTATCAAAATTTAATTTTAAATTATCCAATGCAAACCTTGTATGCCTTTTATATACATATTTAAAATAACTTAATTGAGGGGTTAATGATAAATATTGATCTACTTGTCCTATTGATACTAATTGAATTAATGGAGATACAGGCATTTATTTATTATTTTATTATATCTTTTACATCTTTATAATAATTTATAATTATTTTATAATTATTTATAGATCTTTACAATAATTATTTATAGATCTTTATAATATTTTATAATCATATATAGATCTTTATAATATTTTACAATCATATGTAGATCTTTATAATATTTTATAATATTTTACAATAATTTTATAATTATATGTAGAACTTTATAATTATTTTATAATTATTTTATAATTATTTATAGATCTTTATAATATTTTATAGATCTTTATTATTTTTAATAAATATAGTTTATTAACAAAAAAATAAATTATTCTTTAAATATATTTAAAGAGATTTAGGATGAGTATGTGCTTTCATTTCTAAAGATGCATTAGTTGCCTCTGGACCTGTATCAAAGTCTGATTCTGTTGGTATTAATGCAGTAGATTTATTACAACCTCCTTTAAATAAATTAATAATTTCAGTATCTTCTAAAGCATAATTGAAATATGTTAAATCTGATATTCCTACTGATGTTGTAGTAGGATCTGTCTTTACAGGTAAAACATCATTATCACTATTTTTTTTATCTGTTCCAATATGTAAATCACTATTATTTGTTTTCATTGCAGTTGATTTATCCACAAGTTCTCCATCTTTATTTAAATAAGCATAACCATTAAGATATAGTTTTACGACTGCTTGATTTGAACTTACGAAAACATCATCTTCTGGTGATGTTTCACTTACTACTACTGTTATCATATTCCATTGTTCTCTCAAATCTTGTCTATTTTTTAAATCTTTTATACCTATTAAATTATTATCCCTTGTTACCATATTTCCAGTACAATTTTTATCACCAGTATTCGCACCTGAATGAAATACATCCGGATGTTGAATACTATTAAATTCTACAATAATAGCATCTATTTGGTTACTATTATCAAAATCTAAACGAACTAAAGGATTCTTTACTAAAAACCAACCATCACTATTATTTGTATCACATCTAAAATCACTATTATATTTTACTAATTCATTACTTCCTTTATTAAATAATACTAATGTTTTCTGTTCAGTCACGTTTTTAACCGTATCAGGAAAATATAACCAAAAATTATAACTATAAACAGAACCACCTTTTTGATTTATCGAAGGACTTAAATCAACATAAGTTCCTTTACTTTTATCTCGTGTATTAAAACTAATTTTATTACCAACTTTATATTCATATACTCCATCTATTATTTGTGTTTTCTTTTTTATAGTTGTTGGTGTTATTATATCTAATAATATTTCTCTTGCATTTTTATTATACATACCATAAGCTAATACACCCATTAACACAATTATAATAATTGCTATTATTATTTGAATTAATACATATATCATTTTAATTTAACAAATAGATAAAAAATATATTAATCTGATAACTTGTAAAGTGGCGATCTTACACCATATCCTAAAGAAGCTAAAAGACCATCAATAGGACCTTCACTATAGATGTTATATATATCACGACTATTTAAATCATAATTATGAATACCTACTTTACTTAATAATCCATTAAATCCATATGTAGCTGTATTATCACCGCCTACAATTAATTTTCCGGTTTTATCCAAATTTAAATTCTCTATTTTCTTTTTATTATTAGTCTCTCCGTCTTTATTATTTGTAGTTGAACTTACTAATTGTGCATCCATATATAAACTTATTGTTGCACCTTGATAATCATCTGTTATTACTACTGCAATATGAACCCATCGTTGCATCGGTAAATAATCAAATGCTACTGTATTATCTGTTGAATTAGTTATTTTATCTATACTGTCGGGGGTATTAGTAGATGGGAAATGTATAAGTAATTTTGAATCTTTTAATATAACAATAGGTGAATTAGATATTATATTACTATCATCACCAATTGAAAATATATGTTTAGGTTTTCCACTTGCATTATTAACATCATTTACATAAACCCAAAATGTATAAGTTCTTCGATTTCCATTACCAGCAGATGGAAAATTTTCAATTAATATAGATGATTTAACATTGCCTTTAATTGGAAATTTAGTTTTTTCAATAATAATTGATTTTTTATTAAATACTGCATTTGCGATAAAATAATAAACTACTGCAACACATATAATAGCAATTACAATTACAGCTATAAGACCATATAATACACTAGGATTACTTAACATTTCAGTGGTTTTTTCAAAAGCAACCCCTAATTCTTCACTAACTTTAGCAGTAGTATTTGAAGCTATATCTTTAACATTATTTACAGCATTATTTGCAATACCAGATACAACATTTACTCCTTTATCTGCTGTAGATTCTTCTTCACTATCTGTATTTTGACGATCTTTTTCTTCTTTATCCGCCATGGCTATATACCTTTATTATATCATAATAGATATTTTCTTTTCAAGTTATCTAATATATTATTATCCATTTTAACAAATGCTTCTATATAATTCAAATCTAACATAAATTCACGATATTTATGTATTATTTTACGATTTATTTTACGTTTTATATTAACTACATAATCTTCAACTAATATTGTTGATTTTTTTAAGAAATTATTTGGTATATCTTCAATACAAATTACTTTAATATATATAATTATTTGAGATTTTATATCATCTAAAGCATTCCAAAATCCTTTTTCATTTATTACACTATCATTTATTATAATTATTTTTTGTTTATTTGAATTATTAATACATTCCAATATAGATATTCGGGATGCCATTATTATTTTTTGATGTAATTCATTGAAGTTTTCTACATATAATATTTCATAATCATTTAATTCAGTTTCATCAAAATTAATATCTACAAATATCAATTTCGCCATATAACCAATGTAATTATATAAATAAATAATATTAATATAGGAGATAATAAATATAAAGAAAATAAAGATTTATTTTCATCTGTATATCCTATTGTTTTTAGTTTTCCAGATTCATCAAACATTAAAGACGGTTCAAATAAATATAATATACTTAATATAACAATATATATTAACAAAGTTATCAATATTCTTAACATTTTATTTAACATTTTATTTTATTATAAACAAATGATCAAGTTAGTTATTATCATATTTATTATACTTATTCTATATCTTTTATTATTTCATAAATCAAAACTTATTGAATACCTAGATAATAAAAAATATTTCTTTTATATTTCTAAATCACCCAACTTATATTGTACACATAATATTAATGATAGAAAAATAGGCTATATATCAGATACTGATAAGAATTTTATTAATGCTATCAGTAAATCTTATCGTATTAAACCATATAAACTTATTAAATTAAATCCAAAAGTTCCTATTTTTGATAATGTTGATTTTGGCATTATATCCGTTTCCAAAAATAGTAATATCTTTAATGTTATATCCGATTTTGATTTATTTATCTATTCATTTGATAATATTGATATTAATAGAATTAACATATTTATGAAAAATATTAAATTACAAGATGATTTTAATATTAAAGAATTCTGGAATTTTAATAAAAAAATAACTACAAATAAAACAATAGGATTATATATTGATTCTACTGAAAATTTTATCACTCGATTAAAAAGAGATCCGGAAATTGAAAATCCTAAATACCATTGTTATAATGATAAAACAAATATTAATAAACAATTATGTAATATGAAATATGATACATTTGGTAATATTAAAAATCCACAAACAATATGGGATAAACCTTGTGAAAAAAATGAAGATTGTCCGTTTTATAATAAAAATAAACATTATCAAACTCATAAAGGTAAATGTATTGATAATTACTGTGAATTACCAATCGGTGTTAAAAGATTAAGTTATACAAAATATGATGATTCGGGTATTGTTAATAAACCATTTTGTCATAATACCGAAGAATGTAATGATGATAGTGATTATATTTTTGCTTAAATAATTACATTGTATTATAATAAAATTATGGAAACTATAATAAAAATTGTTATAATTTTAGTTTTAATAATAATTTATTTTATGACTATGAAAAATTGTATAGAAAACTTCGCTATTTTACCATATAATTCCAAAATTAATACTACCAATAAATCAAATACACTAAAAGATCGACATCAAATTGATAGTATTGATATTGATATTACTACAAATGAAAATAGTTATTATTATGAATTTTCAAATGAAAAATATTTAGAATTACTTATTTCAATGTTTAATCCTTCTACACCTGAAAAATATATTATTTTAAGAAATAATGAATGGCAAACTGAAATTGATTCAAATATTACAGCTATTTACAATAAAGCTTATCAATTTATTTCAAATAAAATAGCAGAAAATACACCTGATATACAAATTGTTCATGATCTTTTAATTCAATATAAAAAAGATGAAGAAAAACAAGAATACTTATTAGAAATTGATATGATATTATATCGCAATTATAAATTAAATGGAAAACACGTTAAATTCATAATTTATGTTAATCATACAAGAGAAAGAGTTATTGATATTAATATTAAAGGGGTTGTTGGTGAAGATAAAATTGGCTTACATCCTATAGTTCCCAAAGATACTAATGATTATGTATCTTTTGAATCAATTGATAAATTAATCATAGAATGATTTATCATTATCATCATCCCCTTTATAAATTACTATTGGTTCGATATTATCATTATCATCATTATTATAATTATAATCATCATAGGTTTTTATAATACCTGATTGTTTTAACATCATTGCAACTTCTTTATCATCTGAACTTAAATTTTCTAAAATATTAATTGCTTCTACTTTTAATTTTTCACGATAATCCGTTATTGATTTATTATATTCTTCCCGTGTTAAAATTGTTTTTGAACTTAATTTCTTTATTTTCTCAAAAATATCAGTATTCTTATCAGAATTGAAATGTGTTAAATATGTTGCACTTAAATATATATACATTTTCTTTCGTTTTGTTGTAAAATTTATATCATTACAACAACTATTTTCAAGTATATCTATTTGATCATAAAAATATGTTGAATCCTCTAAACAACCCGCCAATAATAAAATTTTAAAATTATGAACTATATCACATTTATCTATAATAAATTTCTCTAATGAAAAATGATCCTGGGTATTAATAACATTCATCATAAAATCTTTTACACACTTTTTAACATAATTATTCAATAAACTTTGATTTTCTAAATATTTATTTATTTCATCATCATCTATTTCTATATTATAATTATTTATATTATCATCTTCATCATCCTCATTTTTATATAATATTATATCATTATTCTCTATTTCTTCAGGTAAATATGTTGTTACTTCCCACGGTTTTTCATAAGATATTAATATTTCATTATAATATGTTTGAATGTATTTTAAATATTGATCTGTTTTCTTTATTATATCATTATAAGCTTCAAAATTTTGATTTAATAATTGAGGACAACAACCCGATATAAAATTATTTACACGACCTAAACTTTTTGGTACTATATATTTTAATGCCCTCACATAATTTATATATTTTATATCATTATCCGCATTCTTCAATTGTATTACTAATTTTCTATAAAACTTACTATCTACATCCTTTATTTTATCATAAATATCCTTTTCATACAATTCTTTCAATTCAAATAATCTATTCTTACAAGATTCATTTGTTAATATTAATTTCTTTAATTTCTTTTCTATATCTTTATCACTATGATAATGTTCCGTATTTGTTGATATATTCATAAAACAACATTTTATATAACTATATATTGATTTGTTTTTTGGAAAAATTACCTTTGGATCACCTAAAAGATTTTCTATTTTAATTGGTTCTTCATATTCATAAAAATAATTTATACATTCGTTATTTAATTGCAAATCTTCATATTGATTATTATAAAAATTAGTTTGAATTGTAAAATATAAATAAAATAACATACTCTCAATTCTCTTATTATCACTAAAATTATTCATATATTCTAACATATCATCGATATCTATATTTAAATCATTACTTATCTCACGAATCATACTCTTTTCAAATAAATTTGTTTCATCTTCCACTTTTTGAGTTCCTATATTTTTTATTATATTTCCATAATCTGTATATTTTTCATTATGATCATCTTCATCCTCATTATCTATTATTTCTATTAAATCCTTTTCAAATTTATATTCATTTATAAATACTTTATCTCTATTATTACAAATTGGTATTAATTCTTTTATTTCATTATTTTCATTATTCTTTAATTTTGTTAAGATCATTAATAATCTTTCAATTTCTTTCTTTTTTAAATAATTATTTGCATTATCATATACACTTTCTACATCTATGTTATCATCACCTATATTTTTATATAAATCTTTTATTGAACTAAATATATTTACATTTATATCATTTAAATTTAAATTTATATCTGATAATCGATTTAATATCTCTATGATCTCTTCATTATCATAATTTTCTAAACTTTTTGTTATATAATTATTTATATCATCATCCCAAAATATTATATCTTTCAATTCATCCAATTCTATTTTATTATTTTTATTTTTTGGTTCTATACATTTTTCTATTTTATCATATTCATCATCTTTCATATTTTCTATATCTTTTCCATATCTTTTCATCATATCATTCACATAATCAAAATCATTATCTTTAAATTCTAATTCTAATTCTTTAATTTCTGGTAAAATACTATGTAATTTTGAATATAAACTTTCACGTATATTCGTCTTATATAAATATAATTCTTCTTGAATTAATTGTTTCGGTATATCACAACCTATTTTTAAATAATGTTCTTTATTAATTACATTAATAAAATCATCAACGTAATTTACATCATCCTTAAAATTAAATGGATTATTAAATAATTTAATTAATAAATCTTCTTTATTTTTATAACGATTTTTATACATTTTTATATATTGTATTTCATTTCGTTCTTCATATTCAATATTATCTAATAATCTATAAACTTTTTCTAATGTACTTTTATTTGCTAAAAAATCATCAACATAATCATCTACGATTGCTTTCGATTTATATTCATTATCGAAAAAATCATTAAAATAATATTTTAATGCTTCTTTTGAAAATATATTAATCGCATTTTCTAATCTTGGAATATATTTTATTAATATTTCTGGTAATTCATCATCCATATTTTATCTTATTGTTTTAAAAAAGTTTCTTTTACTAAATGTAATTTATTCTCTATTATCTCATTACAAATTATTTTCATAAAATTCATATAATCTTCCTTTGTTTTTTCTTCATTTAATGTCATTCTTATCGTTAATACTTTTTCTAATGGATGTTTTACACTATAACCTATATATGTACATACTATATTATCTATTGTTTTCTTCTTTGGAATTACATAATTATCAAATATATAAGATTGAATTATATTCCCAATTGTATCATTCTCATCTGGTATATTAAAATCATAAGTTAAATTATTATTTTCATATTTCTCTATTGTTGTTTTATCTATTAATGTTATTAATTTATTTATTAAAATATCAACCGCTTTTAATAACATATATTTATGACTTATTGTATTATTTATTAATTCAAATTCAAATACATATTCACCATCTATATAATCCCTCTCTTGTTCTATTATACTTTTTGTTTTTACAAATTCATTTTTTGGTTTATTAAATATCGTTATACCTGAAATTATATTAAATGATGCATTCTTTCTTCCTGTTTCTTTAACTGCTTCAGCTTTTAAATGTAATTCTTCATTTTTACGTAATTTTGTTATCGTTATTGGTAATTTAAAAAATTTTTTTATTTCTTTTCCATCCTGTTTTACTATTAAATTCTTTGTTGTTATTAATTTTATACCCTCTGATTCAGAACAACTCTCATTTAATTCAATTTCAAATTTATTCTCACCAAATATAAACTTATCATTATAATCTTCTGTAATATCCAATGGTATTAAAGCTATTCGATTTGCCAAAATTTCATTATTCAATACTGTTGTGTTTTTTATAATATTTACAGTACTATCAATACCATTTCCTATAAATCCTAATATTGGAATATCCATAAGTAATACACGTCTAATACCATTTAATATAGATAAATCTACTTCTTTCATAGTAAAACTTATTCTATTTAATTTTTCATTATAATGGAACATTTATATTACTATTATAAATTAATCATTTTTTATATAAAACTGTTATATTATTAATAATATTAAAAATGTTCTTATTTTATAGTGATTCTTGTAATCATTGCACTATGTTAATAGAAACATTAAAAACTTTAGATAAACATAAAATAATTAAACTTATATCTATTGATTATTTAAAATCAAATCAAATTATTTTTGATCATAGAATCACTCACGTTCCCGCAATGTTATTACCAGATATTGATAAAATATTATTCGGTAAAGACGTTTTTGATCATCTATTATTACCAGGTAAAGGTATTTTATTAAATACTAATATTACTTCAAATACTTCAAATACTTCAAATACTACAGAAATTACTGATCCTACTGAACCAGCTGGTATTGATTCATTTATTTCACAAAGTTATGAAAATATTGATGATACTGATAATTATTTAACCGGACCTGTTACTATTTGGGAAAAATTAGATGGAAAAACTCAAAAAATAGAAACTAATACTAAACCGATTGGAAATACTGATACTGAAAAAAGTCATAAGCAATTACCAAGTCTTGCTGAAATACAAAAAATGCGTGAATCCGCACTTCATTAAAAACATAGTTTAGATATAAAGATATTCAATAAATATATTAAGTAAAATGACTACTTATGTATTTAACCAATATTTCTTAACATTTATAAAAACTGTTAAAAAAAATGCTAGACCTTTAAAAGAAAAAAAAGCTTATGCTAGAGATACATTAAATAAAATACACGCTTTTTACAATACTTTTGATAATAAATCTAATGACTATTTAAATAATTATTCTACAATATTTACCGATTTTATTACGAATACACTTGTTGATTGTAATAAAGACGAAATAGAAAAGTGGTTTGAAGATAATCAAGATCTTAATATTCTTCAAAATATTACACTTAAAAATGTTAAATCTATTTTAAAAAAAACTACCATTTTACACCAATTTATATTAATTTTTCATTTATTTAAAAATACTGATCTCACTGAAGATAATATTAAAAATATTATGGAAAAACTTAAAGGCACCACCATTGAAGATGATCTTATTCCTGAAAAATATCGTAAAGTTGTTAATCGTATAGCAGAACTTGCTATTGAAAATAAAACTGGATTTTCTATGGAAGATATTGAAGATACAAGTATTGGTAAATTAGCTAAAGAGATTATGGAAGATGTTGATATTGAAAAAGTTAAAAAATCAATAAATACAGAAGGTGATATATTAGGTGCTTTATCTGATCCAGATAATGGTATTGGTAATTTAATTTCAGATGTTAGTCAAAAAATGGCAACTAAATTAAAAAGTGGAGAACTTAAACAAGATGCATTATTAAAAGATGCTCTTAGTATGGCAGGTAAATTACCCGGAATGTCAGGTGGTGGAGGAGGCGGTGATAGTTCTCCAGATATTGGAAACATTATGAAAATGATGTCTGGAATGATGGGAGGTGGAAATATGCCTTCATCACGTTCTGTTCAACGTAAAATGGATAAAAAAACTAAATTAAAAAAGAAATTAGATAGTAAAAATAAAGAATGAGTGTCTTTTGGTTAAATGATCCATCCGTATTATTTAAAGAAATACCAGATAATATTACATTTATTGATAAATTAAATATTATATTCTTAATTAGTATTGTTATTAGTATTATATTAGTTTTAATTAATAATTTTGAATTATCTTATTTAACTTTAGCTATTATTGTTGGTATTATAACTTTTATTATTTATGAACACAAATATGTTTATAATGTTGAAAATTTTAATTCAAAATGTGTTATGCCATCCGTTAATAATCCTTTTATGAATCCTAATGTTTTAGATAATGAATATGCAAAACCTTGTGATATCGATAATGCTATTTTAAATGAAAACTTTTATACAAATACATTTAGAGATGTTAATGATTTTTATGAAAGAGGTTTATCCGTTAGACAATTTTATACAGTAGCCGGAAAAACGATCCCAAATGATCGTGATTCACTTGCACAATGGTTATATAATACAAATGATAATAAAAAATCTTGCAAACAAGGTAATGAATCGAGATGCCTTAAAAATATCAATTTAGATAGAGATGATTTAAGATATGTTGGACAATTTTCATCTTCATTATAAACTAAATAATTTACAATGAAATTGAAAAAAAACAATATTCCATTAAATTCTATTGCTAATAAACTAACTTCCTCTAAAAAAGGAGGTTATCCAATAATAGAACGTATTAATTCTATTAATGAATTTGATCAAAACAAACAACTAATAATTGATTTTATAAATAGTGTTTTTAGATTAAAAGAAGAAAATAAATATATTATAGAATTTATTAAAAATATTAGAATCAAATTAGAAAAATTAGAAAAATTAGAAAAATTAGAAAAACAAGAATTAATAGATGAAATTAATTTTATTATTGCATTCTTAAAAATTGAAAATATAATTAATACACTTGAATCACCAATAATAAATGACACAAAATCTCCAGAAAGTAAAGAACAACTTGAAAAGAATTTATCTTCTTCCGATAGACATATTAAATCACCTACTGAAGGTGAATTATTACTTGATACAATATTTACACGTATTAATAATTTTTTACCAATTAAATTAAGAAAAATATTTGTACAATCTATATTTAATCAAGAAACTACTAAAAAAATCTATTACAGTCTTATAAATAGTGTTATAACAAATCACGATGGAACAATATTAAAAAAAGATCTTTGTAAAAATTCTATATTTTCTTTAGCTGAAATTTTAAATAAACTTAACAATAAAGGAATAGAATTAAATTATAAATTTATAATAATAATTGCTTTAAAAATTTTACTATATGGTAAAAATAAATTAACTGGTATTGGAACTACAATTCCTTATAAAACTAATTTAAATAATGATATAATTACATTATTAACAACAATAACACCTGATCATAAAACCTTTAAAAATTTAAGTTCTTCTAAACAAATAGAAGAAGTAAAAACAAATTTTTTACACTCTTTAAAAAAATTAATAGATAATTTATTAATAGATAATTCATTAATACCTGATAAATTGAAATTTATAGAAGAAATTAATACATTATTAAAAACACCAAAACCAATATTATATAGAAAACTTAATTTTTATGAATTTTATAGTATATATATGGATGAAGAAGCAAATTTTAAAATTAGAAAAAAAGAATTAGAAAAAGCTATTAATAATTTTAAAACAAAAAAAACAATAACATCTTCTAAAAAAACATCAATTGGTTATTATGATCCTATTGAAGAATTAAAAAAAGTAATAATTGAAGAATTAAAAACACAAGAAGATTCAAAAATACAAGCAGAATTAACAAAACCACCTATTGATATTTTAAATAAATATTTTGAAAAATATTTTTATAAAATATCATTTTATAGACTTATTTTAGATATTGAATGTAAAAAAGAACCTACATTAATAGATGTTATAAAAAATAAACCAAATAATTATTTTATAATTAAAATTATGAGAGCAATTGAAAAATTACACAGAAAAATAAACTAACACAAATAATAAATGTATAATAAAAATTGTGATATATATAATGATTCTTGTTGGATGGAATCCAAAGATATCAAAAATAAAAATATAGATGAATATATGCACTATAATACTAATTTTATAGAATGTAAAG